GGCCATGATGGGTTTTGATCGCGGGCAACCAAGTAGAGGTCAGCGCTTCCAGCCGCCACGTTGGCGACAAACTTCGGGTTACTGGTTGAGGGGGTGTTCGTTTGAGTGGACGCCTGAGAATCCGCATTTGCTGGCGCTTGCGCGGCTGGCGCTCCGGTTCCTCCTGGGGCTCCGGGAGTTCCACCCGGTGCGTTCGGGTCGGCGGATGCGGGTTGTGAATTCGCTTGAGGGGTTTCTTGTCCGGGTGCTCCTTGCGGGTTTTGCTCATTGGGTGGGGTTGGGGTGAGTTCTATTTTGGGCGTTCCGTCCGGCGCGTGGGTGTTGCCATACTTCGCGTCCCACTCGTTCACGGCATCGAGGCTTTTCTGTTCTGTTACCTTACGTTCCGCTACTCTTTCCGGTGTAGCAGTTGGCAGCATGGGCATAACAACGTGAAGTGGCCTTGGCGCAACCTTCTCCGCTGCTGGTGGTGTTGGTGGTGAAATCGCTGGGGCGGTGCCTCCCGGCGCGGCCCCTTGTCCTTCAGGTAGCGAGTCTGTCGGCACTCCCGTTGTTGCGGGTGATTGTTTGGCGGCTTCGGCGGCGGTATCGAAGCGCTTTTGCGCAGCTTTCTTGGCTCCGTCTTCGTCCATCTTCACCCGGTCGGCGGCACGCGTGGAAATGGTGGCTACTCTATCCCGTGCTTCATTGGTGATGACTGCTGATCCGTCAGCCCCTGCGTAAATCAACGGCTTCGTTAGTCCTTGCGCTTCTAGTTGTCGGTCTTTCATCCGCACTGGATGAGTGCCATTGCCATCTGCATCTTTTTCCCCTGGTTCGTATCCCACGGATCGAAGTTCGGCGTCGGTCAGGTCTGCGATATTTTTCCCCGTAGCCAGCTTCACCGATGCGCGCACAAGTGGGACATTCGGCACGTCCTTCAGCGTCTTTTCGAGCACGGCTTCAGCCTGGGCGATGGCTTGCTTGTCTCCGCTCATCTTAGCAGCGGTGAGAGCTTCGTCAGCCTGCCACGTTGCTTCGCTGGCCTGTTGTTCGAGGCCTTTCAACTCACGATGAAGGAGAACACCGTCAGCGGTATCGGCGGCGGCTCGGGTTTGCTCTGCGGTGAAGGCCGCGTCGATCTCTGCATCGATGGCGGCGGCTCCTTTGTAGTCCTTGGCCTTGATGGCTTCGGCATAGGCCACACGGCGCTCTTCGATGACCTTGATGGATTCCTCGCTGGGACCGACGAGTTGCCGCACTTGTTTGAGCTCTTCGGCGTCCGGGGCTTTGGCCTGCGGGTCGAGGGCTTGGAGCGCCGTCGATACCATGGCCGGGGGCGGGGTGCTGAGGGACTGCTGTTGCAGAGCGACAAGCATCTCCTTGTGTTTCTTCTCCGGAGTGCCGCCCATACGCACCTGGTTGACGCCTCCGCCGACGATACCGCCCATCAGACCAGCGTTCGCCCATTGCTCTACGGCGTCACCGAGTTTGATGTCCTTCCCGGTGCCGGCCGCCACGATGAATGTCTCAAGCGCTTGGTTGAGGGTTTCTTCGGTTGCTTCATCGAGCGCATCAGCGCGAAGGTTGCGACCTAGAGCAGTGATCTCCTTGCGGAAGGTGCCGTCTTTCAGCACACGCAGACCACCTTTGCCGAGGAATTGACGGACAGTCATCGCTTCGGGGACCGCACCCTTGACGCCAAGAGCCATGCGCTCTGATCCACCGTGCAGCAGATAGCTGAGAGCTACGGTTTGGACGGCGTTGGCAAACGATGCCACGATGACCTTCGGATCTTGCAGTGTGGCTACGATCTCGTCACCGGTGAGCGCGGATCCTTTCTGCTCCGCCTTGTATTGCAGGGCTTGCGAGCTGGCCGACTCCCAGCCTTGCGCTGCGGCCCATCCGCCCACGGCCATGTGACGAGTGGCAAACTGAGCGATGCCCTTCAGTCCTTGCGCTCCTGCACCACCGACGAGCATTGGAGCCATTTGTGTAACGGTGTTGGAGAGATCGGTTGCGATGCCGTAACCGCCTGTCAGTCCGCGGGTCTTGCCGGCCGAGTCGATTGCGTTGATGTCAGCCTCCATGGACATCTGCTTTTGCCCGAGGAAGGAAGCGGTGTCGCCGCCGATGCCGATCATCTTGTCGATTATCGAGAATGCCGAGGCCCCGACCCCGACGTTGGTCTTGCCGATGCCGACCGCTCCGCTGGCAATGCCGGTGCCGATGGCGTCATGCAGCTTGGCGAGCATCCAGCGTCCGTCTTGGTTGGCCATGTAGCCGTCGATCAGCTCCGCCTTGTCGGTGATGCCTTCCTTGGATTTCTCCGCGACGTGCTTGGCGTAGCCTTCCAGAAATCCCAGATCTACTGTGGGTATAGGGTTTCCCAACATGTCCTCTTTGAGCTTTTCTCCCTTGAGGATCGAGTCATGAGTGATTTTAGCCATCGCCTTGCGCATGGTTTCCAAGCGAGCCACGCCAGCCTTCTTCTGTGCCGGCGTCGAGCCCGAGGCGTTGATCTCCGCGATGAGAGAATCCTTTTGGCCAAACACGCGGCCCGGATTGATGACGATGTCGCCCGCCTTCAGCTTGCGGATGTTGTCGGTGTCATTCTCGGTCCAAGCGGTGATCTTGGCGGTGTCTTGGATGACATCGGCGCGGTCCTCGGGTTTGATGCCTGCCTTGTCCATGGCGGCTTTCATGGCGGTGAGTTGTTTCACTGCGCCGGTATACTTCGATCCCTTGCCCACGAAGTCAGCCTGCATGTCGCCCGCTTCCGGGTTCCAGTTGGTGGGAATGTTGACTTCAGACGCCTTCTTGGTGGCGGCTTTGATCGCTGCGTCGATGTCGTTGTTGCCAGCCAGCAATGCCTCAGCAACGCCGGAAGACACATCAGCCATCTCGTTGGCCGATCCTTTGCTCCGCTGGTAGCCTCCGGGAGTCACACCGGCCACCTGTTGCGCCTTGATGCCCGTGCCGATGAACTTGGCGGCAATCTCGCGGCCTTGCTCTTCGAGCTTGGCTTTCGCTTCCGCCTTGGCCTGCTCTGTGACCCGTGCTTTCATGGTGAGAAGCTTCTGGATCTTGGCGTCGGTAGCCTCCACCTCTGAGGGAGTGATGGCAGGGCTACTGAGGAGCTTGTTCATGCGCACAGCCTCGATGTCCATGGCGGCCAGCTTGCGTTGGATGGCTGGGACTTCTAAGGCGTCCGTATCCTTGGGCGTAATCATCCGCGACTCTTCGAATTGCTGGAACGCCTGCTCTTTCGTGAGCTCTTGGCCTGCGTCATCCACCATCGGAATCGTGACAGGTTTGCCGCTCTCGGTGTTCACCCGCAGCGTCGGCACCTTGGTAATGCTGCCGTCTGGTTGCTGCTTGTCCTCATAGACGGGCGGGGTTTGCTCGATCTCTGCTAAGGCTTTTTCGCGGCCTTCGGGGGTGTATGCAGGTGCTCGTAGGCGCCGCAGTGTCTCCTCATCCGGCTCGGCAATGCTTAGTTCTTTGAGCATTTTACGGTTGGCCGCTTCTTCCGTCACGCCTCCGGGGTTCTGTGCCATGAATTCTGCGAGTCCACCGTCTCCAGTGATGCCGGATGCTGCGCGGATCTTGTCCTCTTCGAGCTTGGCCTTGGCTTCGGCGGCTTCACGTTCGGCGGCACCGAGTCGTTCGGCTTGAGGGTAGAGCTTGTCGTGCTCGGCCTTGGCAGCCGCATGCTTGGTCTCCAAGTCCTTGCGCTGCTTCTGCCAGTAGGCGAGTTCCCGTTGGTCGGCCCGCACGGGGGAGCCAGCCTTCACCAATTTTTGGCCGATGAGCTTATCTTCCTTCTCCTCGACCGGCTCGCCCGTAAGCTTGTTGCGCTCATACCAAACCAGCGTGCCGTTCTTATCGGGGCGCTGGATGAACGGGCTTTTCTTCGGATCGTTGAAATCGTTGAGTTCTTCGCTGGCTTTGTCGAATTGGGGCTTAACGCCATCCTTGTTGAGCCCCATCCACTTCGGATCAAACCGCTGCCGGTATTGCTTGAGGTTGTTCTCCTTGAGCGCGATTTCCTCCCCGCGCAGCTTCCTGTCAGACTCCTGCATGAACTCGTCACGCTTCTTCTCGTTGGTGCCAACGGCCTTCTTGCCGGGAACACCAGTGACAGGGTCGGTGCGAATGATGGTCTGCATGCCTCGCTCATCGGTCGCGGTGTGCGCTGGAACGAGGCTCTTATCTCCTCTGTCGTTCTGAATGGGTTGCTTGAGCGTGGCTTGGCTGGTTCCGCCTGATGCTCCCATGCCGCCGAGGATGCTGTCACCGTCACCGCCGAGGATGCTGGCTGCGGCGGCAGGACGGTCCCGAAGGGTTTCTTGCTGAAGCGGAGCATCCTTGATCGGTCCAGCCTCATACTGCGGAGCGCCATCGGCGTGCCTTGCAACGGTCTTGTTTCCGGTCTGCACGTCCTCAATGACCTTTTGCCCTTGCTCCTTCGCCTGGCGGATGCTGCGGGCCTGATTCTCTTCCGCTACCTCTGCGGCGTCCTTGGCGGCTTGCTCGTTGCGTTTGCGTGCCTCATCGGCAGCATTTACGCGGTTGGCATCGTTCTGTGCGAGCTGTTGATTGACGAGACGCTGCCCGATGGGATTGCCTTTGCGGGCGAGCTTCTGGGCGCGTGGATCGACTCCTGCGAGTCCTTGTTCTGCTTGGGCGAGGTAGTCAGTAATATCTTCCTCGGGCAAGCTGCGGTATGATTTGGCCATGGGCCGAACATGGCAGAGAACAGGGCAGGGGATAACGGGCGCAGAGTGCGGTTACCATTTCCATGCTGCACCCTTCCAGCCTTGGTCATCGACGGGGTCTTGATGCTGGGCTTCGTGACGCGTGTATTCGGTGGCGGAGGGAAGAACTTCCCACGCGATTGCAGCGCCCATCACGTCGTCATCGTGCTTGTTTGGCGCAGCTTCGGCACGCTTCGGGCCTCGGATGAAGGTTTTCATCTCTCCTACCATGTGCGGGCATAGAATTTCGAGTTGATCGTAAGAAATGGCGGTGGCGAGGCCTGCAATGATGGCTTCGCGGTTCATTTCATCGGTCTTGAATCCATACTGTTCCTCGATCTTGCCAGTGCGGTGTGAAAGCGGACGGCGCTTGTAGATCGGTAGCCCTGCTTCTTGGAGGATGCGCAGGGTGTGAAACCCCTTGTTGGTCTCGGGAGCGATGATCGCTCGACCGTAGAAGATGCACAATCGGATTGCATGCGGTGCCAAGTCATCCTCTTCCCCGCGGAATGGAGGGCGCAAGCGAGCCACGAGCTTTGATTTCATCCACCGGTCAAGATGGGTGTCGTGGTATGCTGCACGCCAGACGGTCAGACTGTGCGGGTCGGTGTCAGCGCCGATGGTCTGGCTGGTGGATTCCGCAGGATCGATGACCACACAGTATTTGCAGCCAGGTAGCGGGCGCTCGAAGATGAGAATGTCGCCGGTGCCGTCGTGTTGGGCGGAGAAAATGACGTTGCCGCGGTCTTGTTTGACCAGATACCCGGATTCAGGCGGAACCTGCTTCGCTCGCACTTCCCATTCTGCCAAGCGCTGCATGTCGAAGCGGGGCGCTCCACCGGCCACCCAGCATGAGACCGGGTCGGATGGGTAGTAGAACGCGAAGATCTTGGCGTCACCGTTGCAAACGTCGCGGATGGTGTCTCTCCGCCATGCCAACTGCTCGTAGGTGAGCTTGTATCTCGCCCGCTCCTCTGTCTCAACCTTCGTCAGCGTCTCGTCAATCTCCTGCCGCTCGATCGCTCCCACCGGCTGCTGGCGGCGATAGTCGGCAAACTCCCACCACGCCGCAAAAACCTTTATCCACTGTTCGCCTGGACGGTATCCTTCGTTGTGCCACTTCTTCATGAAATCTTCCAGCCACATGCCGGAAACCGTGAAGGTGTTGTGGAACCACCCGGACGCCATTTCCGGTGTTGATTCAGCAATGGCGATGGTCTCGTCGCCGTCCAGTGATGGAAGAGCGGCCGTCATGGTCTTTACGTCGTTCTTGACCCGTGTCTGAGGGAACTTGGCCACCTCCGAGAAATGCCCGAAGTGACGGGTGCCGCCGACGCCAGCATCCGGGTTTTCCGCAGTATCGACCACCCACCGGCTGCCGTTCGACCACGCCTTTTCGCCGGTTGCGTCCTGAGTTTGGCGCACTCCCCATGGGAAACTGTCATGCGTTGAGTATTCCGTCAGCTTCTCGGTGAGCATTTCCGAGTTGTCCTTACAGTCCGCGATCGTGATGCCCTCGATGGGCCGCCTCATGGACTCGTGGTAACCGCAGAACAGGGAGAAGGTGGAGAGTCCCGCCCGCCGTGGCTTGACGGCCACGATGCGGATGCGCAGGCCGGGGCATTCCTCGCGCAGCGTCTCGATCACCTCGGAGATACGGAGTTGCAGGACGTTCGGTTCTGGCCTGATCCATTTCCCGTTCTTGTCCTTGATCTCCATGAACAGGCCGAAGTGAGCGGCAGGGGATTTGTATGCCAGCGCTTCCAGATCCTCATCGGTCTTGCCGTCGAGTGCTTGGAGATACCTTCCGACGATGTCAGGGACGGCACTCATTTGCGAGAATACTTGGCCACCATGGCGGAGTGAATGGTTTCCGCTCTTTCCCTGATCGATTGGAGGGTGCGCGGGCCAACATCGATTTCCGTCCGGTCTGGCTCAAATTGGCCGGCGAGCTTGGCATCCAGTTCGATGGCGCGCAGTCGATCCTGCATTTTGACGGTCGGATTCTCGAAGACGTGGCGCAGGAGAGCGCGCTTGTCGTCCCTCGTGCTTAGGATATCACGGGTCTTGGGTGCGCGTAGGACGGCGATGCGGGCCTTGATGTTGTCTTTTGCTAATTCCTTGGCTGCCAGTGCTCGTGCACTTTGTCTCGTGCATTTGTAACCCGCTTCAATCCAGGCATCTGTGCCACTGCTTCCCCCCGCAACCAACTCGCAGAATCGTTCCTGTCTTACGTTGAGAGGGCGGGGATTGGGTTTCGTCTTCCCCCGCTTCGAAGGGACTGTCTTACTGGATGTCTTAGGTGTTGCCATGGCCGTTGGAGGGCTTCTCGCCGCGTCTTTCGGTCTTTAGGGTAACTAGATCACCAAGACAATTATCACGGGCGCAGCTTTGGCTTAGAATGGCACGCCTGGAATGTGGCAGCAGTCGTAGTCCTTGGCTCCGCAGAGATGGCATGTTTGGCCGGGGTGGAGCGCTTTGATTGGAGGCATGAGCATGATTCTCGCGCCTGGTGGGACTTTGTGGCCGGCGCTGGCCTCGACCGCGGCGAGGAGGCGTGGAGTAATCTTGATGCGAACGGGAGATTGGAGGTGTTCGGGCGTTTTCATTGGGTGATGATTTTGAAGGTGATGGCCCATACCCAAGGATTCTGGTCCCAAGATCCGGGGCCGTTGATTGAGTCCCAAAGTTCGTAATAAGCCACACTTGGCGCGACGGTGATAGCGGATGACATGCACCTGCATCTAACCCCTTCGGCAATCGCATCCTCCTCGCTGATTTCATTCAGCCGCTCGACGCGCACATTGGTGATTTCGAGGGTGAGGCGGGACATCCAATGGCGCATGAAGATGGACTGGCGGATTCTCGCGGTGAAAAGTCCTTTAGAAATCGTGTTCTCATC